AGGAACTATCTCTAGTGGTAAAATAGAAGGTACAACTGCAGATGCCAATGGACATATTTTAAAAACAGATAGTTCAACTGCTAGTGCTAGTGATGTTGCTCTACAGATAAGAAATTCAAGTTCAGATTACAACCTAAAATTTCAACCAAGATTACCTGCAGGAAATATGCATGGGGGAGTTAATACAGATGATTTTGGTATATTTACTGCTAACTCTAAAGGAATTTCTATTGGTAATAATGATAAGAGTTTAGTTGTTATACACCCAACAGATGGATTAGAGTTTTGGACAAATAATGCTCGTAGATTCAATATAGATACATCAGGCAACATCCAAGTAAATGGAACTACTATATTAGATCAATCAAGAAACCTAACCAATATAGGAACTATCTCTAGTGGGGATATCAATACTACAAGCCACATTACTATAGGGACAATAAGCACTACTAATACAGGCTCACTATTTTTAGCAGGTTCTACTGCTAATAAAAAAGCTGAATTAAAATGTACTAATGGTAATTTGCACATAGATTCAGAAACAGGTAATTCTATTTACCTAAACTACTATGAAGGTGCTGGAATATTTTTTGGTAATGGTGCAACTAGTTATAGAGCGTTGATGAATAGCAGTGGTCATCTAAACCTAGCTAGTGTTGGTGCGCCACAAACAGGATATGCACTTTCTATTGGAACTGTTGGTGTGATAGATACAAGTAGAAACCTAACCAACATAGGAACAATCTCTAGTGGTGCTATTACAAGTAGTGCCGCAATTACTGCTACTAATTTTAATGCGGTAAATAATAGTGGCTATGGAACTTTAGAAGTTGGCGGCTCAAGCGGTGCTTTTATTGACCTTAAAAAACCTTCTACTGATGATTATGATGTAAGAATAGTCACGGATGCAGGTACTGGTGGCAGGGTACAAAGTAATGGTGTTTTTGATATTGATGCTGCAGGGGATATTACACTAGACGCAGACGGTGGTGATATAAATCTAAAAGACAATGGTACCTCAATGGCAAGTTTTACTACCAGTAGTGCCACTTTTGCAGGAACTATCTCTAGTGGTGCTATTACTTCTACTGGTAACTCTACATTCTCAGGTGTAATAGGAGTTGGGGGAACAGCAACAAATTCAAATTATGGTGTCTATCTACAAAACAATAAATGGTATGCCACTCAATATTCTTCATCACACGATATTGTAAGAATGAACGCCAACACTACCGGTGGTCTAGATATTTACAATCAAACAGATAGTGGATTTGCCAATGTAAGGGCAGGTTCATATAATATTGGTTCTACAACAGTAATAGATGCCTCAAGAAACCTAACTAATATAGTGGGTTTATCATTAAGCGGAGCTATTCTTGGAACATCTAGTAATTTTGATATAAGGGCAACAGGAAACCTTTTTTACACTTATGGTAATTCTAGTTCTGTTTTCTTTAGAACTAATGATGGGGCTACTAAACTTACTATAGATAATTCAGGAAACGCCACCTTTGCAGGAAGTGTAACTTCTTCATCAGGAGGATTTACAGCGACTATAGGCGGTATTCATGTAGCAGATGGTGTTACTTTTGGACAACCCGATCACTTCTTAGGTGATGAAGGTGGTCAAAATGATTCTGAAACTTTACTTCTTAGAAATGGTGCATCTGCTAGTGGCAATAGTGGTATAAAAATTCTTGCAGGTTATAACGATGGTGGAGACACATCAGGAAAAATACAACTTTATACAAATGGAAGCACATCATCACCAAAACTAGAAATTGATATTGATGGCAATATCAAAATGGGTTCTACACAAATTATAAGCAGTGGTAGAAATTTAACCAATATAGGAACTATTGATAGTGGTGCTGTATCTATAGCAAATAGCACAACCGCCGCAACTTTGCTTACTGTAGGAAGCTCATCACAAACAAATTATGCATTACAAAATTTCCAAACAGATACCTTATCAGGCAATACAGCTTATTTAATTGCATATGGTAGTGGCAATGCTCAAGATGGCAATTTTTCAATGAAAAATACCAATACTGGTGGCAATATATTTTTCCAAGTTGGAACAGCAATACCTTTAACCTTAACAACTACAGGCTCTACCTTTGCAGGAACTATAACCGCCAACCATAGTAAATCTAGCACAGCAAATCCTATTCTTACACTTAAAAATACAAGCACTACTAATGAAGGTCGTTATTTACAATTTAATGACAATGCAGGAGTTAATATAGGGCAAATTGGTCATGTAGATCAAACAGAGTCTAATATATTTATAGCAACTTTTAGCACTGGTCTTAAATTTGAATCCTACATTACTTATAAAGCTATCTTACCTTGTAATGAAAATGGTGCAGATAGTGACAATGCTATTGATTTAGGAAGTTCATCAGTTCGTTTTGATGACATATACGCAACCAATGGCACTATACAAACTTCAGATAGAAATCAAAAACAAGACATACAAGTCTTAACAGATGCAGAGCAAAGAGTAGCCACAGCATGTAAAGGTTTAATAAGAAGATTTAGATGGCAAGATTCAGTAGCAGAAAAAGATGATAATTCTGATTCTGATGAAACAGCTAGATATCATTTTGGAGTCATAGCACAAGACTTACAAGATGCGTTTACAGCAGAAGGATTAGATGCAGGTGACTATGGTATGTTTATATCTAGCACTTGGACTGATGATGATGGTGTAGAACAAACGAGACTTGGTGTAAGATATAACGAATTGCTAAGTTTTATAATAACAACAATATAGGAGAAAAAAATGGCGATAACATTAACTAGAACAGTACAAAGAGTGGAGACGTATCCTTTGGTGAATGCTGAATCAGAAACAGTATCTGAAACTAAACCTACAGTGATGGTGGTTTATAATGATGTATTTGATGACTCTGATGACGCTGATTTACCAGTTACAGCTACTAAAGTGAAACACTTTAATTGTACTGATGATGTCACAGGTGAAGATGCTCTAGTACAAACTATCTGTACTGCAATTTGGGCTTAATATGTGGAACAAAGCAACCGTAAAGGTAGATAAAGATAAATTCTTGGCTTGGGTTAAAGATAATGAAATACAGATGAAGAATGTTATTGAGGTTGGTGACAAGATCAACCTTGATGGCAAACTTAGATCAGTAGAATCACACACAACTAAGAATGGTTTATTATCAATACAATTAAAAGAAGTAAAGAAAAAGAAATCTAAGTAAATGGATGCAATAACTGTTATCCAAGAGGTTGGGTTTCCTATTGCCGCTTCACTTGGTCTTGGTTGGTTTATTTATAAACTTATCATGCGTATTGTTGATGGTATGGAGACTAAACTTGATGTGGTAGATCACAAAGTAGCAGAACAAATATCTGCTATAGAAGATAGACTAGGCACAAAACTTGATTCTCAACATGGTATTTTGGTAGCATTAATTGATAGGGTGCGAAGTTTAGACAATGAGATTATAAGGCAAGATACTCTTATTAAGACTATTCTTGGAGTGCCACAACTAATAGATAGCAGTAAAATTGCTAAGGCGGATAGAGATGACCAAAGAAAAGACTAAAAAAAGAGGTAGACCAAGTAAAGCTGAATTAATTAAAAGAAAAGAAGAAGCTGAAAAAGATACTATAATTAAATGGGTATCTATAGTAGGTATAATTCTTATTCTAGGAATATTTATACAAAGTGCTACAGCAGACCAAATAGTACATAAGTTTAAATCTCCATCCTTTAACGGAATTAATACATCAAGTCATTATTTAACTATAGAAAATCAAGAGTTCAATCGTAAACAAGCTATTCGTGCAGAAATAAAAGCTTATAAAGAAGAACTAGCAAGAGATGCAGAGAATACAACCCTTGCAAGGTTTATTAGAAACCTAGAAAGTAGAATCTATGCACAATTATCAAGACAATTAGTAGAAAATTTATTTGGTGAAACGCCAAGTGATTCAGGAACAATAGAATTAGAGGGAAATATAATTGAATATACCAGTGATGGTGAGTTCATAACATTAAAAATAACAGATGCAAATGGAAACGAAACAATTATTACCTTGCCTATTGGTTCTTTTACTTTCTAATTGTTCTTTGCTTGATGTTTATGAAGACACAGAGCAAATTAGAAAACAAATAAATTTCAAAGATAAACACAGTATTTATTCGTTACAATCTAAAGAACTTCTGCAAGTACAACCACCACAAACAAAACCAGTTGTAGCTGTATACCCAACTGCATTCACAGACCAAACAGGACAAAGAAAAAGCAATAGTGAGTTTGCTTTATTTTCTAGTGCTATAACTCAAGCACCAAGTAATTTACTAATAAGAGCATTGAAACACGCAAGTAATGGTGAATTTTTTAGAGTTGTTGAAAGAGTTGGTCTTGATAACCTAACAAAAGAAAGACAAATCATAAGAAGCACAAGAGAAGAACTAAAAAACGAAAATAAGATCATGCCCTTGCTATTTGCAGGTGTATTGCTAGAAGGTGCTGTTGTATCGTATGATAGTAATCTTATTACAGGTGGTGCAGGTGCAAGATATTTAGGAATAGGCACAAGTGTTCAGTATCGTGAAGATACTATCACAGTAAGCCTTAGAATGGTTTCTGTAGCTACTGGTGAGATACTGGTAGAAGTTATGTCTAATAAGACAATACTAAGTTACGGACAGTCACAAGATGTGTTTAAATTCATAGAAATGGGTACTGAGTTAGTTGAAGTGGAATTTGGAGTTTCACGCAACGAGAGTACAACTATTGCTTTAATGAAAGCAATTGAAGGTGCTGTATTAGAACTTATTATTATCGGTTACGATAAAGGATACTGGAAATATGAAGAAAATAAAATTAATGAGCCTGTTTGTGATGCTGAGTGCATTGCTAACATACGCGGATAACGAAATATATGTAGACCAAAGTGGAAATACTGCAAGTATTGATCTTGAACAATTAGGTAGTTCTAACCTTATAGGCGGGACTTCTGCTGTTTCAGGAACAATGACTGCTCTAGACCTTGATGGTATAACTATGACACTTGATATCAATCAAATTGGTTCTAGTAATATATTTAGATCAGATGGCATTGACGGTGATAATTTCACTGGTTTCTTTGAATTTGATGGTGATAGTAATGTTATGGATATTCTTATGAATAGCACTGGTCTAATTAGTGCTGATTATATAAATATGAATATTGATATTACAGGTGGTAGTAATACCTTTGATTTAGAAGTGGCAGAAAATGCTGATTCATCATATCTTGATCTAGATTGGATTATTACAGGAGATTCTAATCAATTTGACTTTGATATTGATTATGCAAATGCTATTAATAATGTGGATGTAAATGGAAGTACAAATACTATTAACTTTACAGGTAGTGGTTACTCAGGAAATACATCATCTGATTCAGGATATTTTTATCTTGATCTTGATGGAAGCAATAATACTTTAAACATCATACAGTCAAGCACATTGGCTAGGGATTGGTTAAAAATTGAAACTACTACATCTAACTCTAATATTTGTATCACTCAAAATGATGGGGGAACTTCCACAGGTTGCTGATATAGGAGATATATCAGAACTTAACGGGTTCGCACAAATAGTAAGAGATGAGCCATTACAAGCTGCATTAAAGCTTGGTATACAAAGCAATGATGAAGCTATTACAACTAATGGTCGTATGGCTATTACATTTCTTGATAATTCAACTGTAAGGCTTACAGAACATTCTGAACTACTTATAGATGAATATATCTATGACCCTAACCCATCAAAATCTAAAATGGCTCTTACCTTTGGATTAGGCACTGCTAGATTCATAACAGGCAATCTAAATAGAATTGATAAGCAAAATATAAAACTTAAAACCCCAACTGCAAATATTGCCATAAGAGGTACAGATTTCACAGCTACTGTAGATGAGTTAGGACGTAGTTTAATTATATTGTTGCCTGATGCTTATGGACTATCTAGCGGTGAAATAGAGGTTATTACAGCGACTGGTAGCGTACTTTTAAACAAACCTTTTCAAGCAACTACAGTGTCTGTATTTGAGAATGCACCAAGTAAACCTGTAATCTTAGATTTAACATTAGATATTATAGATAATATGTTAATTGTTACACCGCCTGAAGAAGAAATCATAGAAGGTGAGGAAATAGTATTACAGAAAAAAAACATCCTAGATTTTAATGATTTAGATATTGATTACCTTGATGAAGATTTTTTATCTGATGATAGTCTAGAATTTACAGAGTTAGATATTAACTTCTTAGATGTTAACTTCTTAGAAGATTTACTTGATGTTATAGATGCACTTGAAGTTGCTAAAGAAGCAGACCTTCTAGCAGATGCAACGCAAACAAATATAAGAGGTACAAAATTAGGTCAAGACCTTGAAACGCAAATAACAACCTTTTACACAGGTGAAAAGCTTACTTTACTTAGAAGTGTAAATAATACAGCTAGAATTGATATAGATAGTGATGCAAGTTATACAGTTATCTTTATTCAAGATGGCGTATCTAATGTAGTCACTATTAATGGTGGTGAAGGCAGTACAATTAAAATTACACAAGACAACTAATGAAAAAAATTATAATACCAATATTATTACTATTATCACTGCCGCTTATATTTCAAAGTACACCAACTGAAATAATAAAACTTAGAACATTTGATACTTTGGTTAAACCGCAAGAACCATCAGGAAATTTTGTAATTTTAAATATTACAGAAGAAGATATACAAAACGAAGGTGGATATCCTTTACCAAGAAGACGATTAGCAGAAATACAAGTAGAACTTATAAATCGTGGTGCTATTGGTGTTGGTTGGGTTATGTCCTTTCCCCAAGCAGATAGAATGGGTGGAGATAAGGTCTTTGCAACTACATTAGGCTATGCACCTTCTGTTATAGCTATGTTTGAAGATGGTAAAAATAATTACCCTAAATCTACAGGAACGGTTGTCAAAGGTAATAATGTTAATGGTATAGTAAGTATGGGAGTCAAGGAAAACCTGAACACCTTATCAAATACTACATTGCAAGGTTTAGCCATTGCTCCCACTGAAATTGATCTTCTTGTAAGAAGAATCCCACTGCTTGTAAGTACACCTGAAAACGAATGGATACCTTCATTTGGAACACAAATTTATAAAGCATTGTTTGATGTAAAAACTTACATTATAAAAACTAATGATAATGGTATAGAAGAAATATCAATAAGAGGAATACCGCCTGTTAAAACAGATAGTCTTGGTCGTAAGTGGATAAGTTGGGTAGATACACCGCAAACAGATTTACAAGAAATGAATGTAGAGGGTAAGTTTGTATTTATAGGTGTTACAGCTAACGGTGTTATGCCACAAGTAGCTACTCCTGTTGGTTTGCTAGAGCCACATAAGATTCAAACAGCTTTAGCAGAATCAATCTTAATACAAGATAGCCCTTATATACCTGATTGGGCTATAGCTTTAGAAATACTTATATTTTTAGTATCAGTAAGCATCATATGGATTGTATTAAACGCTTTTGGTATTACTTGGGGTTTAGTATTAGCTTTGATTATTATGTTGTCCACAGCTTATACAGGATATGCACTTATACACAGAGGAATCTTAATTGATGTTACTTGGTCGCTAATTTCACAATTTATAACTGGAGCAACAGCATTTTACTTACGATTTAGAGAGCAATGGCAACTAAGAGAGCAAATTAAAAAACAGTTTGAACATTATTTAGACCCTAGACAGGTAAAAAAATTGCAAGACAATCCTAATTTACTAAAACTTGGTGGTGAAAGACGTTATGCAACATTTTTATTTACAGATGTTCGTGGTTTCACTGCTTTATCAGAATCATTAGAGCCTAAACAAGTAACATACATTATGAATGAAGCACTTACTGCACAACAAAAAGCAGTTCAAGCACATGGCGGAATGGTAGATAAATATATTGGAGATGCAATGATGGCTATTTTCAATGCACCTTTAGATTTAGAAAATCATGAAGAAAAAGCTCTTTTGTGTGCTATAGATATAAAAAAAAATATGCATGAACTAAATTATGTTCTTGCTGATCAAGGAATAAGTCCAGTTGCTATAGGAATAGGAATAAATACTGGGTATGCAGTTATAGGCAACATGGGTAGTCAAAATAGATTTGATTATACTGCTATAGGTGATGCTGTTAATGTTGCAGCAAGACTTGAATCAGGTACAAAAAATGCAGGTGTTGATTTGTTAATTGGTCAAAGTACAGAAAATGCGATAGAATTTGATCTAATACCTTTAGACCCAATAGAAGCTAAAGGAAAGAGTAATAAGTTACAGGTGTATACATGGGATTCAAACTATCATTAATACTTGGTGGACTGTTAATAGCAACAGCATCAAGTAGTATTTGGTATATTGATAGACTCCAAGATCAAATATCAGTTTTAAAAGGCAATCAAATAGCCTTAGAAAGCTCTATCAAAGAACAAAACGATTCTATAAAGCAACATATAGCTAAACAAAAACAAACACAAGAACAAGTTAATGTTTTAACTGCAAAGAACCAAGAAGCACAAAGAGAAGTAAATAAACTAAAAAACACTTTTGCAAAACATGATCTTGATAACTTAGCTTTAGCCAAACCAAAGCTAATAGAAAAAATAGTCAATAAAGGAACTAAACAGGTCAAACAAGACCTTATAGATTTAACTAATCCTAATCAATTTGATAATGAAAAATCTACTAATAGTTAGTTTTACCCTTTTCTACTTCACAGCGTGTTCTATGATACCAACACAAACTAAGCCTGTGGAAGTAATAACAGTTGCAGAGCCATCCCCTATGTATCACCCGCCACTCCCAATAGAACTTAATATGGCGGATATTGACTGGGAAATTCTAACCCCTCGTATAATGGAAGAGTACCTTTCAGATTTAGAAACAGGCTCTGCACCTGAAACAGCATATTATTCTTTAACCTCTAAAGATTATGAAAACCTATCTATGAATATGGCAGATATCAAACGCTATATTAAAGAAACATTACACAT